TTTTAATTGAACTGGAATTTCGGCTTTTCGAAGCTTCAAAACGAACTTATATTATAATTGCGTTTGCCTGTTTTCTTCTAGGAATGTACTTACTAATTAAATCAAAATGAATTTCCTTTCCAATCCCTTACTTCTTTCAGACGAAGAATACGCCGACATTGAGAACCTCGCAGGATGCAATTATTCTCCAGAGAAGATTGCTTTGTTTTTATTTATAGAAACAGCTATTTTCTTGGAACATTGGCACAATCCCAATTCACCTATAAGGATGTGCTACAATCGTGGCCAGCTTTCGGCAGAATTTAAAGTAAATCTCAAGCAAAAGGAATTGGCCGAAAGTGGAAATATTACTGCAGCACAAATATTCCTCAAAGAATCTGAGCGAATCAAGTTAGAAAATTTACGTAACCAATGCCTTTTTGGAGAATGAATATAGAAGATGTAACACTGGACCAGATATATGAGTTTATGGAGCGTGGCAATATTGCCAATGCGCCACAAAACATTGTAGATTATCTGCGACTTCTGGACAAAATCCGTGGAATGATATATCGTTTTGATATTTATGGCAATCGGGAAGGTGTAATCAAACACCTGGTTAAAGTAGATGGACTAACGCGCTATAAAGCAAACTTGGTTTATAACGAAACGATTGAATATTTTCATGTAGATGTAGAAGTTTCTAAGCGTGCCTGGATAAACTTTTATGCCGATAAAATGGATAAAGTGATCAACTTTGCCACATTAGCCATGAAAGATACTTCAGACGCTGCCAAAGTTTTAAAAATGTTGGTAGACGTTGCCACACACAGAGAAGTACATGTTCCGGACAAAGAGGAATTGCACGAAACTTTCTTTGACAAACCAGTCAATCTATTAAGCCTTGACCCAACTATATTTGAGTTTGGTGCGGCCAATAGAACAGGACTTGAGGAATTTATTGATTCGCTTCCTGACTTGACTGAAAAAGAAAAAATCCGAATCAAGCAAGAAACCCGAATCTTGCCTTTAAAAATATTTCCAGATGAGCAGGAAGACCCACGTAAGTCATAAAGACCCGTTTATAAATCCACAATATGCCAACTGGCTTTCCCAAACTATTGAGTTGATGCAACCGCAGAACCTGTACTTGGTTGCAGGTAGAGCGACGGCAAAAACTTCTGATATTATTGCAAAGCGGTCGATGAATATCATGTATGATATGCCACATTCGCAGCAAGTATTTGTTTCGGATACGTATGTGAATTGTCTTAGAAATATTATGCCCACGCTTTTTGAGGGTTGGGATAGAATTGGGTGGGTCAAAGACCGTGATTATGTTACTGATGTTCGTCCGCCAAAACACTTTAAATCGTGCTACAAGCCAACGGATTCTTTTAAGCATACAGTTAGCACTAAAACAGGCGTTCGATTGATTCTAGGAAGCCTTGATCAGCCAAGCGGACTTGCGGGAAATTCCTTTCAGCACGAATATGGAGACGAAGCTCGGTTGCTAAAATTTCAACGACTAAAGAAGTTAGACCCTGCCATTCGTGGCGAACATGCACAGTTTGGACATTCTCCCTACTACCGTGGCCGAACTTTTACGACAGATATGCCTAATATTCTTGATGGCGATGACGACTGGATCACATTGCAGGAAAAAAACATGAATATTGAGCAAATTAAAGCCGCACTTCAAATAGGTGTGGTTCTGAATGAAATTCGGTGTGAAATGTATAATGCGCAAATTGACCGCGACAAACGAAAGGTAGATTTACTAAAAAAGAATTTGGAACGCTGGACGGAAAAGTGGCAAAGAGTTCGTAAAAACTCTACCTTTTATTACACCGTTTCTTCCTTTGTAAATGCGGATATTCTGCAAGAGGGATTCTTTAGAGATACTTTTAAAGCCTTGGGAATAGAAGAATTTAAGAGCGCGATATTATCCTTTAAAGTAAACATTACAAAAGGCGAAAAGTTCTATTCTCATTTGGGCGAACATCATTATTATGATGATGGCGTAGTATCTTCTTACTACGACAAGTTTCTTTTAACCGATGAAATAGAGGAATCGTGTGAGGCTTTGCGTTATCAAGACGTAAACGCGCCACTCGAAGCAGGTGTGGATTATGGCGATATGTGTAGTATGATTCAGGCACAGCCAAAAGGAAACTACTTATATTGCCTTAAAGAATTCCACACTTTGGCACCAGATAGTTCAAGGGAACTCGCTCGAAAATTTGTAAAGTTCAACCGTAGCCACAAAAGAAAAGTTTTGGATATGTATTATGACCGGTCGGGCAATCAGTATTCTAAAATCAAGCGCGATTGGGCTACGGAACTAAAATCTTTTATTGAAAAAGACAATGGAGCTGCAACCGGTTGGACCGTAAATTTAATGTCTAGAAATCAAGCAACGATTTATCAAGAAGAGGAATTCAATTTTGCAAAACAAATCCTTGGCGAAATGACTAAAGCGCTGCCAAAGATTAAGATTGATAAATTTCAGTGCAAACATTTGAAATCTTCCCTAGAGCTGACGAAGATTCTTGTAAAAACAGATAGTAAAACAGGTTCAAAAACCATCCATAAAGACAAATCCTCTGAAAAATTGGCGATGCATTTACGGCCAATGTTTTCAACGAATTACTCTGACGCCTTTAAATATTTGATTTATAGAAGTAGTTATGTGAAGCTGTTGGAAAGGAGTAATAGTGGAGGAGGGATGGATCCAGGGATTTATTAGAAAAAAGCCTTCTTTGTAGAAGGCTTTTTTATGCTTAAATGTTAAAGTTAAAAAATAATAGGTATATTTATATATACCTATATAAAAAACAGTATCTTTGTAGGGTAGAAACGAAATAATAATAACAAATTAAATTTAGAACTTATGAAAACCTTAATCAAATTAGTAAATGGGCAAGAAGTATCAAGAAAATCAGGTTATTTAACGGTTGAAAACGCTGAAAACGCAGGAAATAGCTGGTTAAGAGATTGTACTATTCATTCCGAAATTAGGAAAAATAGAAGTGTGGAAATCACGAATGGTATATTTGTTATTAGAAATACAAAAACTGACCAGACATTTGATACAACTGAAATGAAATTCTTTGCTTCAAATTGGGAGCCAGAATACACTATTGACAGAACGTATTTAGAAATAATTATGAATAATTATTCTGAACAATTTGAAAACTGTGTTATTGAAGAAAATTAGGAAAAAAAGCCTCTCAATTGAGAGGCTTTACGTTTTGTAGAAACGAAATTTAATTAATTAAAACTAAATTTAAAACAAAGATACTATTATGACCGAGAAATCACAAATAGCCACAGAAAAAATAGCTGATTATTTAAGACTAATTATGCAAGATAAGGGGATCACTGCTTATCAACTAGAGAAAAAGGGAATTCATAAAAATGCTGTTTATTCGGTGTTACGTATGGGAAATAATAAAAGCAACTACACAATTCAAAGCTTTATCGAAGTACTTGGGGCGATTGGCGTTCACATGGAATTGCACAACTTGGGCGAAAAATCAAACTTGGATTTAGATAAAACAGGGCAAAATTAGCAAAGATGAAAAAACCATTATTTTCACAAGTTGAGAGATATGAAATGCCTTTCCTTGAATTAGAAATAGCAAAAACAAGATTAAGAAGAGAGTTTGAAAAATCTTGGTGCGGTAGAATTTGTCGAATTATTGTTGCTTGGTTAGTAATTATGTTAGACAAATTAGATAAATTGCTCAAAGAAAAAATGTGATAACATTTTCCAAGAGAAAAAAAAGAAAAAAAATCCCATCCCCGCGAAGCGGAAATTTTTGAGAATAGAAAAAGCCACTTAAATAGTGGCTTTTATTCTTCAAAGGTGTTGTTTGATCATTTTATAAAATTCCTTCATCAGCGAAGGAAAAAAAGCCCTCATCTGTGATTATTAGATGGTCTAGCAAATTAATATCCATTAATTTTCCTGCTTCTTTAATTTTTCGAGTGATGTTTTTGTCTGCATCGCTTGGCATTAAAATTCCGCTTGGGTGGTTGTGTGCTAAAATTATCGAAGTTGCCAAACTTTTCAAGGCGGTTGTAAAAATCATTCTTATATCAACTACAGTTCCGGTCATTCCTCCGCTTGAAACTTTGTAAAATCCAACGACTTTATTTGAGTTATTCAAACATAAAATTATCATCTCTTCGCTCCAATGGAAAGTATCAGCATTGAACACTTTTAAAAATAAATCATAGGCCGATTGGCTCGAAGTGATTTTGTATAATTCTGATTTTTTTAAAATTTTATCAAAAGAAACTGAAATTTTGATTTCTGGTATGTTGTAATTTCGCATGGCTTGTAGATTTAAAAAATATATTGTGAAAAATCGTTTTGTTGGGTTTTGTTCTCTGCGATAAAAAGTTCCGCTATTGCTTGTGCTTTGTTGAATGCGCTTGCTACCTGTTTTTTAAAATAGTGATAATCATTGAAATTGAAAATTGCAGAAAATCCTTTTTCCTGCAGTATGTTTTTTACTTGTACGCTTAACTGTAAAGCCTTACTTTTGTCTTTAATACTTTTCATTGTGTGGATTGTGTTAGTGATTAAAAAACCCCTATCCCTCGACAGATAGGGGTTTTATTTTTTTTGTTTACATTTCAAAAGTCAAAATTTCGTTATTGGCTTCTGAAAGTAAAATGCCGAGTTCTGCTTGTGCCTCCTTTACTAATTTGTCAATAACGTTTGCGTTTTTGATCTCAAATTTAAATCCCTGCGAATTTTCAAAAGTGAGTTTTGCACTGGTCTTGTCATTTCCAGCGGTGAACATTTTTAAGTCGTTGGCTTTTTCTTTCAAAAGTCTAAAACGTTTGCTCAATTCTTCAAAGTGTGGTATTCTCGAAATACGTTCTTCGGCAGTCATTGGCTCGGGCTTAAACTTCTCCAGGGTTGCTAGTAGGTCCGCTTTTTTTTCCTTAGAAGCGGCAATAGGCAACATTTTAATTGTTTCAACATTTTTTGCGCTCTTGGCGTCTCTGTGTGTGGCATTTTGTGTGCTCATAACTCTGATATTTAAGTGATTATTAATACTTAAAGATAGCGTTTTTTCGCAATATTGCGAAATTTAAGACGGTTAAAATAATCAATTTCGCGAAAATTTAAACAGTATATAATGATTCTAAATTGGTTAATATCAATTGATTAAAGAACAAATTTCTAAAAAAATAAAAAATTTGAAAATCTTAAAAACCACAAAAACAACGCTTTAACCCACCTTGTTAGGGGGTTTAAAGCGTTTGTCTTTTTTGAAAT